AATCTCTTGTATAGCCATCTCTACCACTCTATCAATAACCATATATTACATGTAAAAAAAGACCAACACAAGTGTGTTGCACGTTTCATCTCCTAGGGAATGCAACACGCAACAAAGTTGGTTGGTCTAAAGGATTGGCAATGGCAACTGCAATCCACAAACAAATATACCAGAAACAGTGAAAATTTTTATGGGGGGGAGATGTTGTGGATGGAGGAAGATGAGTTAAGGGCAACGTGCTTGACCTTATCTGCGCTACTGCAGTTTTCTCAGGTGAATACGGTGAGAGCTGTTAATGAGGCATTGCAATATGGATACAGACAAGGATACACAGACGCAGCTGTACGAATCTCGTTTAAAGCTGAAGAGGGAAATGCAGAGAGCTTTGTCCTGCATTAGTCCTAAAGCAAAGAGGATGCTGGCAAGTGAGTGGGAAGACAAGTATTCCGCTATTTTTTACAAAGAGTTGTTAAATTGTGCCCGTAACAGGGATGCTGCAAGACACATTGCTGATTGGCAACTATGAATTTTGATTTAAAGAAGTTTTACAAGTTTTGCTCGGAACTCAAGATTGAGACAAAGGAAGAGGGCTTGAAGAAGATGGGTACTCTGCTGGGCACGCAGAAGTATGTGATGGAAGAGATTACGAAGGGGTTAGAGAGAGATGTTCACTTCTTTGTCATTCTTAAAGGGCGGCAGCTGGGTATCACGACTGTTTCACTTGCCCTTGATTTATATTGGCAGTTCACGCACCCGGGTTGGCAGGGAACACTGGTTGCGGATACAGAAGAGAACCGGGATATGTTTAGGTCAACTCTGGGTATGTACATGGACGGACTCCCAAAAGAGTACAAGATTCCTCTGGTGGCACATAACCGTAATCAGATGGTACTTAAAAACAGAAGCCGAATCTTTTACCAGATTGCAGGAAACAAGTCCCGGCTCGGACAGGGAAAAGCCATCACCTATCTTCACGGAACTGAGACTGCGAGTTGGGGTAACGAGGAGGGACTCGCCTCCCTGATTGCCTCTCTTGCTGAGAAGAACGCTGAGCGCCTCTACATGTTCGAGAGTACAGCGCAGGGCTTTAACATGTTCCACGACATGTACAAGACCGCCAAGTCTGCCAAAACCCAGCACGCTATCTTCTGCGGCTGGTGGCGTAACGAGTATTACACCGTTGACCCTGAGAGCAACATCTACAAAGTGTACTGGGATGGCAAGCTCACAGGCGAGGAGAAGGAGTGGGTCAAAGACATTAAGAAGCTGTACGGCTTTGAGATTAACTCCCGCCAGATGGCATGGTGGAGATGGAAGATGCTGGAAGGCATCAAAGACGAGAGCTTGATGTACCAAGAGTTTCCCCCGACTGAGGACTATGCCTTTGTGATGACAGGCACTTCCTTCTTCTCTAACAGCAGGTGTACAGATGCAGCCAAAGCCTCTAAGAAACTTATTCCTGACCACTACAGGTATGTGTTTGGTCAACTGTTTCAAGACACTGAAGTCTTGCGTTCTACAGAGCGCTTGGGGACACTCAAGATATGGGAAGAGCCAGTTGATACTGCTTACTACGTTATTGGTGCTGACCCTGCTTATGGTTCTTCTGATTGGGCTGACCGTTTCTGCATACAAGTATTCAGAGTCTATGCTGACGGAATGGAGCAAGTAGCCGAGTTTGCCACCAGCGAGATGAACACTTACCAGTTCGCTTGGGTGATTGCCCACCTTGCAGGAGCTTACAAAAACTCTACCCTTAACCTTGAGGTGAATGGCCCGGGGCAAGCTGTCATCAACGAGATACGGAACTTAAAGCGCATGGCTGTCGCTATGGGAGGCTCTATAGGGCATGGCCTCATGGACGTGCTAGGCAGCATGACGAACTACATCTGGAGAAGAAACGACACCCTTGGCGGCTTGTCTAACTCCATCGGCTACATCACCACCAGCCAAACAAAAGAGCGAATGCTCAACTACATGAAAGATTATTTTGAGCGTGGCATGATGGACATTAAGAGCATGGACACGCTGGAAGAGATGAAGAGCATCGTGCGTGAGAATGGCTTTATTGGCGCACCCGGCAGAAACAAGGATGACCGTGTAATCGCTTGTGCGTTGGCAACCGTATGCTGGGCAGAGCAGGTGCAGCCAAGGCTTGTAGCCCAGAAGATAACCAAAGAAATAAGCAGGTCACAGGAAGAATTCACCCCTGAACAACTCTCCGTTGGCAGAAATGTCAGCGATTATTTGAAAAGGATTGGCATGTATGGTTCTTGAAATTATTGTAGAAGCGCCCAATGGTGAGAATGACAGAGACAGAATCTTTAAATTGTTTGAAGATGATGGCTACTTTGTCAGAAAGATGGAACTCAAAGTCTTTCTTGAGAGCCAAGAAAATTATTTTGTAGCAACGGTGGAGCAAAATGACACCTTTAAGCAAGGCTGAACTCAAGCGGCAAATTAAAAGATTCCTCGCCGATAAGGACAGAGGCATCTCTATACCCATGTTTGCACAGCTGGCTGGCATCAGCAAGGCTACTCTGCTGGATGTTTTTGACTATGAAACAGAACCCATGTCAGAAACTACCCAGCGCAGGGTCAACAAAGCCTACATGCAGTGGAAAGCTGGCATGGTAAAAGTAATGAGCAACCGAGACAGAAGCCGCTTTATTGAGTACAGGAAAGAAGCTAAGCCTCCTATCATTCATGGTTTGGGGCTAAAAGTTACGTCAGAAGGAATCAAACTGCGTGTAGGTCTGGTCAACCGACACGATTACAGCGAACAAGACCTAGATGAAGCACTAAGGGGGTAACATGGCAGTCCTAAAAGACTATTATTGCGATGCACACGGCATTTTTGAGGCATGGGAGGCAAAATGCCCCATGAAGAACTGCAAAGGTGAGCTGAGCGTGGTTTTTCTCAAACCAGTGGGCTTAAAGTCCGATAAAACCAAGAAAACAGACAAAACTGTTAAGCAGTTGGCGATTGACTACGATATGACCGATATTAAGTCCACAAGAGAGGGCGAATATCAAACTGGCTACATGAAACGCAACAACAAGCTGTCTGACAAAGAATTTGCACAAGCGACAGAGGCTATGAACGCCCAGAACAAAGAAGCACGCCCCGGTGACGCTGCAATCTGGGGTGCTGGCGGTAATATCAGCATGAAATCCGTTATGGGTGGACAATTTAAGTCTGTTAACGGAGAATCTGTCGGAATTAACCCCAAAGCTGCAGGTAACTTGTCCGGCCCACGCCCCGCCAGTTACATGGCAGACCCAGATAATTTACAGGTGAGCAAGCCATGAGAATACCTACCGACCCGCAAGACCGTGAAATCTTTTATCTTGACCTGATTCAAAAATGCTTAGTGTCCAGAGAAGAGCGTAAAGTTGATTACAGTTCTCTGCGGAGTTGGTATCTTTTTGGCAATGGGCCGGATGAAGCGCCAGCCCTGTACAACAAAATCTTTCCTCACATTGACCAGCTAACATCGTTTCTTTATTCAGCAGAAACAACGAGGTTTAGCATTCAGATGGGCGCTGCTGTCAGTGAAGAAGAACACGTGAAAGAGCCAACGCTTACCCGTGCGCTCAATGACGAGTGGGTAAATAGCAACGCTGACCAAGTATTTTCTTCTGCAACAACTTGGGCGCTGGTTTACAACTCTTGTTTTGTCAAACTGATTGTCAACAACGGTCTTCACCCCTACCTTGTTGAGCCTTCCTGCATTGGTGTGCTGCGTGAAGATACGCCTTACACAGACAGACAAGAAGCCCTTGTTCAAACTTACTACATCACAAGGTCAGAGCTTTACGCACGGCTGTACTCTCACCCAAAACGAGATGAGATTGTTGCCCGTGTAGGCGCTACGCAGCATGAGCGTACAGATATTGCTAACGGCATAGAGCGCATCATCATGTCGCAGTCAAACCCAACCATGTACGGTAACGTCAACCTTGACCTTGCTGGTGGCAACCGATACAAAGCAACCGTTGCTGAAGACACGGTAGAGATGACAGAGCTGTGGGTGTGGAACGATGACATACAAGATTATCAAGTTGTCACCAAAGCTGACCCAGACGTAATCATTTACGACAGGGCTGGCGAGTCCGTGTTTGTCAAAGGTGAGCTGCCGTTTGTGCAGATTGCACCTAACCCACTGTACGACTACTATTGGGGTGGTTCAGAAGTACAGCGCCTTGTTTACTTACAGCAGCTGCGTAACAAACGCATGTCTGAAATCTTAGACCTGCTGTCTAAACAAGTTTCTCCACCAACGGCCTTGATTGGCTTTACGGGAATCTTAGATGAGAAAAATTTTGCTCTCAATCGTGCAGGTGGCCTCCTCGCTACTGACATGCCTAATGCAAAAGTTGAAAAACTTGCGCCTCAAATTCCTCCAGATTTATTCCGAGAAATTCAAGAAATAGATTCCATGTTTGAGGAAGCCTCGGGCATTGTCTCTGTGCTGCAAGGCAAGGGAGAATCTGGTGTGCGCTCCTCTGGTCACGCATCGCAGCTGGCAAGACTTGGTTCATCACGTGCAAAGAAACGTGCGCTCATCATTGAGGACAGCTTAGAGAAACTAGCTACGCTGTATCTCAAGGCCATGCAGATATACGACAACACGCACTACACAGATACAGAGGGACGAAAGTTTATTGCTGAGCAGTTTACAAAAGATTTTGTGGTGAAGGTGGACGCACACTCTAACTCGCCCATCTTCATGGAAGACCTGCGCCAGCTTGCGTTTAACTTGTACAAGTCAGAAGTCATTGACAAAGAATCTTTGCTTGACTTGCTAGAGCCACCCATGAAACAATTACTCAAAGACCGTCTGAAAAAGATGGAAGAGAAAAAGGCTAAGCAGCAAGAAGCACAAGCGGCAGCGCAGCAACAAGCGCCAGCCAAAGGTAAACCAGACTTAAAGCAGGTGGGATGATGGCAGAAGCTAAGCAAGTATCACCAAAGAATGACCAGCCTCGGGTAAATACCAAAGATTTGTCACGTGGTGAACAAACACCAAACTTGACATATCGCACCCAAGGTATTAAAAACACAACAGGGCGTAGTCAACGTGATTACGCTCGCCGTTGACAAACTGGAGTTGAACATGTACAAATCTAAACGTGGTCGTAAGACCCGCAGGTAATTCCCTTTAATAAGGAATCGGGTGTGGCTTCCTTCCCGTCAAAAGGTCGCCGCCTTCAACATGGAGAAGACTATGCGTAAAGCTCGTAAAGGTCGTAAGAGCCGCAAGTAATTAAAGAGGGGCAACCCTTTTTAATTGCGGTTTGACCGTTAAAATTCTTTGAAGGGCTGAATTAAAATGCCCTTCACTTGTTGACAAGCGGTTTGTAAGTGGTTACAAACGGCGTATAAGGAGTTTTTATGGCTGTTCCTGCTGATAAATTGATGGAGTTAATGCGTGGCCCTCGCTCAGGCGGCGGTGGCAATCCTTCTGGTTTATCTATGCCATCTGCTGATATGTCCGGCTCTGCTGGAATGTCAGATGCAGAAACTCCTCCAATGGCTTCACCAATGTCTACGCCTGAACCCAAAATGGGGTCAAGAGAAGCTGCCATGATTAACTTGGGCATGGCTATGGACTTGTTAGAACAGTCTCTCCCAGCTTTAGGCTCAGAATCAGAAGAAGGACAGAAAGCTCTTAATGCTATTCGTGTCCTCAACGGCATTCTTGGTCAGCGCAAGAGCAAAACAAACGAATTACAGCAATCTGAAATTCTCCAGATGTTGCAAACACTTCCTCAAGCTGGTGGCGCATCGCCTGAAGGAAGAGCTATGGCTCAAGCGCCGATTCCCGGTATGCCTCCTGCAGGTGGCGCACCACAACCATCCCCAATGTAAGGAACTATCATGGACTTGTTCAAACCCCGTGGCGCAGCAGCACCCCGCCGTCCTACTGACAACAATCAGCAGCATGGCGTGATTACAAACACACCTCGTTTTTCCCAGTTGGGCGGCTTGTCTGCTCCCAACAAAGTTGGCAAAACAGGTATGGCTGTACAAAAGCCCGGTGACGGTAAAAAAGTTATCTAATACGGATAAGAGGGTAATACTATGTCACTAGAAAATGTCTCAATGGAAGCACGTGATGAGCTTGCAGCGTTAGCGCAGCAGCTTGCAGATAATCCTGCAACACGTAAAGACTTCCTTCGCATGACCAAAAAGGTCAAGCCTGACCTGCCTATTCCAGAACTGGACATGGAAGACTACACTTACAATGCAGTCAACAAGTCTGAGCAACGAGTGCAAGCACTTGAAGCTAAGTTGCGTGAACGGGATGCCGTTGAAGAGCTGCAAAAACGCAGACAATCTTTGATGAAAAAAGGTCTGATTGCTTCAGAAGATGAAGTAAAAGACGTTGAAAAAATTATGCTGGAGCGTGGTATCACTAACCACGAGACAGCAGCAGAGTTTCACCAGTGGATGAAACAGGCAGCAGTGCCCACTTCTTCAGGATACAACCCTTCACCAGTCAAACAATTTGACCTGAACAAGTATTGGAAGAACCCGGTCAATGCCGCCCGTGATGAAGCTGCAAGCGCACTCAGGGATTTGCGTAAACCGCAACGTCCCATTGGGTTGTAAGAGGGTAATGGTGAGAGCGAAAGTTCTCTTTTTTATACGTTCGTAAGGAGGCCTTATGGCTATTGGCGGCGGCATCCTACCAGCTACGGGGTCATCTCAGTTTAATGAACTGACTTACGTAACTCGTAGAGCCTTTATACCTAAGCTGGTTGTCCAGCTATACAACTCGACACCTTTAATGGCGGCATTGATTGCAAACAGTCAACAAGCTAGTGGCGGTGTCTCTTCCGTAACCGTTCCAGTGCAAGGCGCACAGTTTGTGAACGCTCAATGGTCTGACTACAGCGGCTCGTTCGCTCAGCCTTCAGTCCAGCAGGGTGCTTACAACGCTGAGTATGACCTCAAGCTGATGATTTCTCCTGTACCGTTCCTCGGTATGGAGGGAGCAGTACAGCAAGACGCAGCTATTATTCCGTTGATTGAAGCTCGTATGAACGATGCAACCAACGTGATGATGGATGCAATGGCTACTGCTTTGTACAACAACACAACCAACACTCAACAGTTCATCGGTTTGCCCGGTGCTATTGACGATGGCACAACTTTGGCTACCTACGGTAACATCAACCGTAGCACCTACACATGGTGGAAGTCCAAGCAATATGCTGCTGGCGGTGTTAACCCAACTCGTCAAAACATCCTGCAATACATTTCTGGTACTGTGAAAAACGGTGCTGAAATGCCTTCATTCGGTGTTTGCGGATTTGGTACATGGACATTGTTGGCTCAAGACTTCGTAGGTCAAGAGCAATATGTCATCACACCCGGTTCTGGTTTTGATTCTGACCCTAATGGCCCTCAAGCTGCATTCCGTGCCTTGATGGTTGCTGGTGTCCCAATTTATCCCGACCCGTATTGCCCAGAAGGTACTGTGTACTTCCTGAACACTAACTACTTGTCTCTGTACATCCACGAGCAAGGTTCGTTTGTGTTTACGGGCTTTGAGTCCACACTTCCTAACTGGCAAATTGGCTACGTTGGTGCAGTTTTGATGATTGCCGAATTGGTGAACGTCAAGCCTAAAGCAATGTCCAAAGTGACGGGTTACAACTACCTCTCTCTGTAAGGAGTTAAATCATGTCATTAAGTGCAAATAAAATCCTACTGGCGAATGCCGCCACGAACACCGCTGGTGCGTATATCCAAACGCAAGCCCTCGGTAATGCCACTGCAATTATCCCTGCTGGTTGGTATCAAATGCTGGCAACAGCAAACGTCACAATCGAGATGAACACATCTAACAACATTTCCTCCCCAACATGGGTGGTTTCGTTGGCTAATAACACTAGCGGTGTGATTATTTCTGACGGTGTAAACTTCCGTGCCAACGTGTTGGCTGGAACACCTACTATCACGTTGTATGCAACCAATGGCGGTCAAAACGCCACTGGTACTTACAACTCTTAATAGGGACACACCATGAATGCGAATCATGTAGGGGCTTTGTACCCTGATAACTTTGGCAGCTTTGCTGTCTGCGCCCCTAAAGCTCCAATTTTCTTGGGCGCTACAGGTAACGCAGTGGCAACACTTGCTCAAAGTAACAATACGTCATTCATTGTTCGCCGTGTAACCGTTTGTCAAGCCAGTGGCAGTGTTGCTCTCGCAAACGTGACTATTCTCACCAGCAATGATGGGAATACAAGCAATGCGGTAACCAATGCTGCTGCTCTAACCACCATTACAGGTTCTACTAAATTCCAAGACTTACCGTTATCAACAACGGCAGCGTCTACAATTTATAGCGGTTCTTTGTATGTGTATGTTGGAACAGCAGCCGCAGCCAACAACTCTGTTGAAATCACGGTTTACGGTGACGTTGTAACGCTATGAGCGTGGTTTATGTAACTAATACTGGCGACACTAAACTCAGAGATGGGTGCGGTGGCGTGTTTTATGATTTTCCTAAAGACGAAACGGTAGAGATACCGCTGGATGCAGCAAAGCATATCTTTGGTTACATGAACCCCAACAAAGAACCGTTCCTTTCCCGCTTGGGTTGGGTACGGTCTTTTGCAGAAATTGACAAAGGATTTGAGAAGTTGTCAGAGTTTAAAATCTCTGAGCAACCTCCCGAACGGAATCGCTCGTTACCCTCGGCGGTTGGCGTAGTAGCTCTTCACGTTGAAAGACGTGTTGAGCGAAATGTCACTAAGAGGACAGCTTAATATGGATGCTAAATGGCAACTCTCTCTTCCTACCTCACGGAAGTGCAGCGACTCTTGCATGACGCAAACGCTGTCTTCTGGTCTACCTCGGAACTAACGGACTACATTAACGAAGCCCGTGAACGAGTAGTAAGAGATACTGGCTGCCTCCGCACCTTACAGATTACAAACACGCCACTCTCCAGCACAGGAGTAGTTGCAATTCCTTGGTCTAACGGCCTGACTGTCACTACTGGACAGTTCATCTTCTCCAATATCTTCATCTACCAAGTAACGGTTGGTGGAGTTTTGAATTCTGACGCTGCGCCCTACCCTACAGGTAGCGCAACATTCCCGCCTTCTACCCCGTTTACCAACGGCACAGCCACACTGCAATACTCTAGCAACTGCGAGATTATCAGTCTTGCTGCCTTGCCTAACGGAATACAAACGCTAGATGTGCTAAACGTCACTTTGTACTGGGGTAACAGCCGTATTCCGCTGCGTTATTTGCCGTGGAGTAACTTTAACGCTCAGTTGCGTTATTGGCAAAACTACGTAGGCAGACCTATTTGCTTCTCAACATACGGTCAAGGCCAGCTGTACATAGCTCCCGTGCCTGACCAATCTTATTCCATTGAAGTAGATACAGTCATCTTGCCTACTGCGCTGAGCCTGAACAATCCGGGTGCAACCGATAGCATTGTTGACCCGTACAGCACGCCAGTAGCTTTTTATGCCGCTTACAAAGCCAAATACAAAGAGCAAAGCTATGGTGAAGCTGAAATCTACAAGCAAGAATATGCCAAGCATGTACAGGCGGTTCTGAACTCGACCTATACACGCAGGATTCCTGACCCCTACTCATCCTTCTAACTATGGCAGCAGCAGAGCAAAAAAAGTCCTATGCTGTTATCAAGAACTTTGCTGGCCTAAACACCAAAGCGAACAGAACAGCCATCAAGGAAGAAGAATTCGCATGGATTGAGAACGCCATGCCGATTGGCTTTGGCAACATTAAAATTGTCCAAGCTCAGTCTACTGTCAAAGATTCTGGTAACACTGCTGTCTCTTTTGCCAACACAGTCACCACGTTTGTATCTGCAAACATAGGCCTGAGCGATTACGTTGTTGGTTTTGAAAACAACGGCAGGGCTGAATACTTTAAAATTGACTCTGCAACAAAAGCAAACGTAGCGGTTACTGGCACGTTCTCAAATACTGGTGTAACCGTTGCTCAGTACAAAAATGAACGAATTATCATTGGCGACCCTAGCAAAGGCTTTTCATCTTGGGATGGCAATAGCGTAGTCACCATTGGCTCTGTGGGCGTTATCGGCATTACAAACCCCGGCAACGGATACTTGTCTGCCCCTAGTGTTACCATCAGCGCCCCTAACGATGCGAATGGCGTACAAGCTACGGCAACTACAACCATCACTACGGGCGCAGGTAGCATAGCAAGCATTAACGTCACTGCTGGAGGCTCTGGTTACACAGCTGTTCCTGGTGTTGTCATTGGCGCACCTAACGTCACAGGCGGTACACAGGCAGAGGCAGTAGCCACAATCTCCGCAGGTGCTGTCGTTGCTGTATCTGTGACCAATCCCGGCTCTGGCTACACAACTGCACCCAGCGTAACCTTCTCTTCTGGGGCTGCAGCTGCAACTGCCGTGTTAAATACAGGGCAAGTTAACAGCGTTTTCCTGACAAATGCGGGTACGGGCTACACGGCTCAGCCTACACTTACCATTTCTGCACCGCCCAGCGGTACAACTGCCACTGCCATTGCGTCTTACAACACGTTCAAAACGGGCACACTAGCGGTTTTGGTAACCAACGGCGGTACAGGATACGGGGCTAGTGGCTCATTCTCAGTAACTTTTACTGGTGGTTCTGGTGGTTCTGGTGCTGCGGGAACTGCTGTTGTCAGTGGTGGTGCGGTTGTTGGTGTGATTATGACCAACGTAGGTTCTGGTTACACGGCAGCGCCTACTGTCAGCTTCTCATCTGGCTCTGGAACAGGCGCAGTAGGAACAGTGGTTCTCAACAGCGACAACATCATAGATGTAGCCACCTTCTCGGGCCGTGCGTGGGTTGCGGCAGGGCGTACTATCTACTACAGTGCTGCAGGGTCTTATAGCGACTTTACAAGCGTTTCAGCGGGGTCTTTTACCCTCACTGATTCCACACTGCACGGAAACATTCAAGGTTTACTGTCTGCTAACAACTTTCTGTATATCTTTGGAGATGACAGCATTAACGTCTTCTCTGATTTACGGGTAGACAGCACAGGTAGAACACTGTTTACCAACACCAATGTCAGTGCTTCTGTGGGCACTAAACGCTTGTATGGGGTTTTCCCTTACTTCCGTTCCGTATTATTTATGAATGACTACGGTATGTATGCCCTAGTGGGTTCTACTACCAGCAAGATTTCTGACCAGCTGGATGGCATCTTTCCCTACATTATTGACCCACAGGGTTTCATTGGTCAATGCGTAAGCAGGGCTAGAGCCTTGCTCGCTATCTACCGTGACAGTTAAAGAAGCACCCGCAGTTAACGTAGCTTCTATGCCAAA